TGATTCAGTATCGGGAGGCAGCAATGATGGGTTTTCACAAAATCAAAACGCACCCGGCGCTTGTTCAGTCAGGTGAAATCTTGGTTTATAGAGACGCGAACCGCGACCAAAAGAGAACGGGAGATCCGATTTATCCGGCGTACGGAATTAATCACCATTCGACAAACCCGATCTTCACCGGCGAAAAAGTCGGAATGTATAGCATGGGATGTTGTGTGGGCTGGAATTGGACAAAACATCTGGAATTTATCGCGTTGATGAAAACAGACCCGCGCTACGTTGAGAACAATCTTTTTAAATGGGATTTCACGTTGATAGATTCAGTGAAACTTAAAAACCCGATGGTATGATAAAACAATCCGAATACCTGAAAGCAAAAGAAATTGTTGATGCATATGAAAAGCAGCAGTACGAAGAAAACAAGCCACCACGTTTACGGAGGACGGCACAAGATAGTTGTGAGCGGAAGCGGTACACAAAAGGCAGGATATAGGGTTATCTTTACAGCGCAAAGAAAATGAACACAGAAACGGTCAACATAAAAAAACTAAAGCCCAACCCGGCAAACCCGCGAACGATCAAAGACGATAAGTTTCATAAACTTGTGCAGTCAGTTAAGGCGTTCCCGGAAATGCTGAAATTGCGCCCTATTGTCGTGAATGACAAAATGGAGGTACTTGGTGGCAATATGCGCCTAAGGGCGTGTATCGAGGCGGGAATGAGTGAGGTATCTATTATCAGGGCAAGCGAGTTAACTGAAGATCAACAAAGGGAGTTTATCATTAAAGACAATGTCGGTTTTGGCGAATGGGATATGGATGCGCTGGCGAATGAATGGGACGCGGAAGAGTTGCAGGAATGGGGCGTGAATGTCTGGCAAACCACCGAAGTAAATTTAGACGATTTTTTTCAAGAAAGTGAAAATTCTGAAAAAGATGAAAAATTAAAAATTGTGCTTGAATACACAAAAGAAGATCACGACAAAATCGTGGAAGCGTTTAAGCAGTACCCGGGAACCAAAGAAGAAATCGTTTTTAAATTGTTGGGTTTATGAAGGTTTATTTAGCCGGATTTAAAACGGTGGAAAAATATTTTACCCAATCAACGAAAGACATTTATTTGCTATCTTCATTCTACGAACACAGAACAGGAAAACACGGTGATTATGTAAGTCAAAAGAATCATATACTCGACAGCGGGGCTTTTAGTTTTTTTGGCGGAGATAAAAAAATAGATTGGAATGATTATGTAAAAAAATACTGTGATTTTATAAAAAAAACAAACCAAGAATTGTTTTTTGAATTGGACATAGACAAAGTTACATCTTTGACTCATGCTGAACAATTACGAACAATAATAGAACAATCGACAGGCAAACAACCCATACCAGTATGGAGGCCGTCAAGGGGGGTAGAATATTGGTATAAGATGTGCGAAGAATATTCGTATGTTTCAATTTCTGCGAGTGGTGCTTACGATAGCGCTTGGACAAGAGATAAAAAAGCAGTTCCGGTAATACAAAAAATGTTATCAATTGCACACAAAAAAAACTGCAAGGTTCATGGGTTAGGATTTACTTTGATGAAACAATTGCCGATATTGAAATTTGACAGCATAGACAGCACAACATGGTTAAACGCCGCAAAATTCGGCGAATTGCAATGGTTCGCGAATGGCATAATAAATAAAAGGCAAGCCGCACAAGAAAACAAGAAAACAATAAAATCCAAAGAAAAAGAAATGTTGTTATTCAATTTCAACGAATGGGTAAAATTTCAAAAATATGCAGAACAAAATCTTTAACGGTCGCGCACTTGTATTGCTTTCAGGCGGGCAAGATTCTACAACCTGCCTTTTTTGGGCAAAGCAACAATTTTCTAAAGTTTCGGCAATTGGCTTTGATTACGGCCAAAAGCACAAAATTGAATTAGAGCAAGCGGCAAAGATTGCGGACGTTGCCGGGGTTGATTATAAAGTTATTGACATTGCCGGGCTTTTGGGTGGTTCGTCCTTAACCGATCACAACAAAGACCACAACCAAGCACACGAAAAAAACGCAGACCTCCCTAACTCTTTCACAGCCGGAAGAAACGCGCTGTTTCTTACAATCGCCGGGGCGTACTCGTTTGGGGTAGATGTTTTTGATATTGTGACCGGGACTTGTCAGGCTGATTTTTCAGGATACCCGGATTGTCGTCGTCGGTTTGTTGATGCGCAGCAGTTGGCGCTAACATTGGCAATGGACGCAGATTTTCGGATACATACGCCTTTAATGTACCTCACAAAAGCAGAGACGTGGAAACTGGCGAAAGATTTAGGATGCTTAGATGTGGTTATCAATCACTCGATGACCGATTACAACGGCTCAACGAATATGAACGAATGGGGTTTTGGAGATATTGACAACCCGGCCACAGCACTCAGGGCAAAGGGATATTTTGAAGCAAAAGAAAAAGGCTGGATATGATTACAGCAGACAGGTACCACGATATTTGCGCCGGACATCGTGTGTACGGACACGAAAACAAGTGCGCACACTTGCACGGGCATAATTATCGAATAACTTTTACTTTGTCAATAAACGAGTTAGACGAGGTAGGCAGAGTTTTGGATTTTTCGGTGATTAAAACCCTGCTTTGTGAATGGTTAGAGGAAAACTACGACCATAAATTTTTGCTTTGGGAAAAAGACCCGCTACTGGCTTCAATGAAGGAATTGGACCCGACAGGAATTATTTCTGTCCCGTTCAACCCGACGGCTGAAAACATAGCAAAACACCTGGTTGAGGTTATCGGCCCCAAACAATTAAAAGGAACATCGGCTATTTTATCAAAATGCCGGGTTGAAGAAACAAGAAAATGCGCTGCATCTTATGAACTTAAAAGTATCTGAAATTTTCTATTCGCTTCAAGGTGAAGGAGCAAGAGCCGGAACGCCGACCTTTTTTATCAGGTTGCAAGGTTGCAAGGCAAAAGCGGCCTGTTATGCAATGGGCATCAAGTGTGATACCGAATTTGAAAGCGGTTCGGAAAAATCGCTTGAAGCAATACTCAAATGGCTGATAGACAAAAATGCCGATTGTAAGGAAATTACATGGACAGGCGGGGAACCGTTAGACCAACTAACTAAAGAGCATATTGCCTTTTTCAAAAACAAAGGGTATTTTCAGGCGTTAGAAACATCCGGCCTTCATCCAGCGCCGGAAGGCTTTGACTTTATTTGTGTTTCCCCTAAAGTAGCGGAACACGTCGTAAAGAAAAACTTTCCCGATGGTGTTACCGAATTGCGATATGTAAGACATGAAGGACAAGACATTCCAAACCCAAGCATCACAGCAAAATATCTTTGGATAAGCCCACACAGTGACGGATTCGATATAAACGTTAAAAACTTAAAACATTGCATTGATCTATGTCTGAAAAATCCAAACTGGAAATTGAGCGTACAACAGCACAAAACATGGAACGTGTTATAACATGGGATGAAATACGCTTTGAGATTTCAGCATGGGATAAAAGTTTGAAATATTACGGCGTGCCGCGTGGCGGTCAATACATTGCAGCATTGCTTAATCCTGTTGATTCACCGGAAGAAGCCGACGTAATTTGTGACGACCTGATTGATTCAGGGGCAACAGAAAAAAAATGGCTTACAATGTATCCGGGTAAGCAATTTAAAGCAGTGTTCGACAAAAGAAAACAAAACACCGGATGGCTACGTTTCCCCTGGGAAGCAGAAGGGACAATAGAGGTTCAAGATAATGTACTGCGTATTTTACAATGCTTCGACGACGCGAACCGGGAAGGACTTATAGAGACACCAAAGAGGTATATCAAATTTTTGAAGGAATTTTTAAGCCCGCCTGAATTTTCTTTTACCTGCTTCGACGGTGAAGGAGTTGATGAAATGGTACTGCTTACAGATATTCCTTTTTACAGTTTATGCGAACACCACCTCGCGCCGTTTTTTGGCGTTGCTCACGTTGCTTATATACCGAACGGGAAAATAGTTGGTATTTCAAAACTCGCTCGAACTGTTGAATGGTACGCAAGACGTTTTCAAAATCAGGAACGTATTACTACGCAGGTTGCAGAACGTATCGAGGTAGAATTGAATGCCAGAGGGGTTGCTGTTGTGTTAAAGGCGCAGCATCTTTGTATGTCTATGCGGGGCGTGTGTAAGCCGGGAACATGGACAACTACAAGCAAAATGATAGGCGCTTTCAAAGACGATTTAAACTGCCGGAATGAGTTTTTGAACCTAATTAATCAAAAATGACTTAACAAAGAACTTGCAATGTAAATAAATATGTTTACCTTTACAGAAACAAAACGGGCGGCAACCTTAATTCGGCACATGAAAAATGGCAAACGTAATTTATCACAGCAAGTTGAGAATTGAAAAAATGAGCGAATCTTTCGTTGAGACAGAGCAAATTTTTAGCAGCAAGGATTCGGAAACAATCGCAAGAAAGTTTTGGGATATTGGCTCGATAGAGATTTACGAAAGTTTCAACGTTGTCTACTTAAATAGAGCCAACAAGCCGATAGCGTGGGCAGAAATCGGAATAGGTGGAACAGATGGCGTGGTGGTAGATAAAAAGATCGTTTTCGCTCACGCTATTTTGGCAAACGCTTCGGCAATGATTGTTTTTCACAACCACCCAAGCGGAAATCTAAAGCCAAGCGAAGCAGACAACAGGCTCACAAGGGATTTAAAACAAAGTGGAGATATTATCGGAATAAAGGTTTTAGATCATTTGATTTTAACCGCAAATTCTTACTACTCATTTGCAGACGAAGGGATGATATGAGACACAAAGAACAGTCAGCCGCTACGCTCTTACAAATTAAGGGCGTAGCGGATTTGCATAAAGTGACAAACATGGCGATAGCCGAAAAAATGGGCATAAGCAAACAGGCGGTTGGCGGTATGCTTTCAGGCAAGTTTTCTCCAACATTGGACACAGTTTTCAAAATATTAAACGCTGTTGAGGAAATATCCGGCGTGAAAATATGTTTAGAACTACACGTAATAACACCGGAATAACACCGGATGAGGAAAGAAAAACAAGAACACGGCGGCGCGTTGGTAAGATCAGAGCCAGGCGAAACGGGCAACCCAAACGGTCGTCCTAAAAAACTCGTGTCCTCACTCATTGCCCAACTAAAAGAGGAAGGCTACGAAGGTGTGACAAACGGCCAAATTTCGGACGTTATCAGTTTGCTTTTGAACCTGGAGAAAGACCGGGTTAAGCAATTGGCAGAGGACGCAAAGCAGCCCATCTACGTCCAAAGAATCTCCCGTAGGTTGGTAACAGCAACGGATAAAGAAATCGGCGACTTCATTGATAAGCAATTGGATAGGGCGCACGGGAAACCTAAGCAGGTTAATGAGCATACAGGCAAAGATGGCGAAGCCTTAATCCCTACCATTATAACCGTCCGTTTGCAGTCACAGCCCCCACAAGATGAATAAATGGGCGCTAACGTATTAAATGTAGACCTTTCCTACAAACAAAGTTTGGCATGGGAATATCTGGAAAATGACCCGGCGATAGAGGAATTGTTTTACGGCGGTTCGGCATGTGGCGGTAAGTCGCGCCTTGGTTGTGATTGGCAGATTTATCGAAGATTGGTTTATCCAGGTACAAGGGGCTTGATAGGCAGAAAGCAATTCACCGACCTAATGACTACGACATGGAAAACCTTTCAGGAAAGATGGGAAGAAGTTTGGAAGTTCAACGAAATGGGGGTAACATGGCGAAAGGGCGGTGAGAATGAAATATTTTGGTCAAACGGCAGCGAGACAATCCTAAAAGCACTTTCCTATCAACCGTCAAACCCGAACGCGCACAATTTTGGCTCTTTGGAATTGACAGACGTTTTCATTGATGAAAGCCCGGAGGTTGAGGAACATATCGTGGACGTTGTAAACAGCAGGATACGTTACAAACTCGATAAAGTCCCTCACGGTATTCCTAAAATGCTGATTACCGGCAACCCTGACCCTGGATGGACAAAAGCCAGGTACATAAAAGACGATAAGGGCAACCCGGTAATTTTGAGAGACTATCAGGCCGTTGTAAGGTCTTTGCTTAGAGACAACCCCGACCCGGTTTTTAGAGAGGCGTATCGAAAGCAGTTAGAGAAACTTCCCTTATTTGAACGCCAAAGACTTTTATACGGCGATTACGACGCTATTTCCAGGACAGGAAACGAGGCGTACTACTCTTTTAATCAGGATTTTCACGTCCGAAAACTACAATACGACCCCGCTATCCCGGTAATGCACCTCACGTTTGACCAAAACGTGGTGCCTTACATTACGCTTTTGGTTGCGCAGTGCGTTTATGAGCAAAGAGAATCAGGCCAAGTCCTAAAGATTAAGATTCTCAAAGAGTACTGTTTAAAGCATCCGCGATCAACCACACAATCGCTGTGTGAGGCTTTTTTGATTGATTGGCCCACAGTACAAGGGATTTATATTTACGGCGATGCAAGCGGAAATAAACGAGACACAAGGGCCGCAAAGTCAGATTATGAGATTGCCTCAAACGTTTTAAGGTCTAAAATTAGTAGCAAATCCATGCGGGTGCAAAAAAGTAACCCGGAAATCCGAAAAAGAGTGTTATTTTTGTGTGCAATCTTTGAAGGTAAGATTCCAGGGGTAGAGATTGAGGTGGACGCGGACTGTTATAATCTTATCCAGGACTTGCAGCACGTCAAGACCGACGCAAATGGAGGTAAGTTAAAAGAGAAAGTAACCGTCAACGGCGTGAATTACGAAAAATACGGGCATACGTCCGACGCTTTGGAATATCTTGTTACAACTGTTCTGCAAAGCGTATTCAAGAATTTTGAGAAACTTTTGACATAACGGACAGAATATGAAAATTAATTGGTTCGCATTATTCGGCTTCTTTTTAGGGTTGGTAGATGGCATTTTTATATGCGTTGTTTACTTCAAAATATGGCCATTCTTAAAAAGTGAAATGGGAATGCACAATAAAGAAACGCAAAAATGAAACTATACAAAAGAAGTGACTTTATAAAACTCCCGGAAGGCACAGTTTATTCAAGACTGTATGAAAATACTGGACATTTGATGGAAGGGCTTTTCTGTAAAGTGTCCGGCTCGGACTATGGAAACGATTGGGTCGAGCAAGACCTTATTGCGGAGTGCGGGTTTCCTAATGGCATAACGGACGGCACCGACGCTATTGATTACGTTGAAAGCCTACGCGATACCCTTCAGGATTTTGAGACAGATTTGCATTGCGCGGGCAGGGATGGGATGTTTGAAGATTCAGACCTTTTTGTTGTGTGGGATAAAAAGGATGTTAAAAAGTTGGCCGATTACCTAAACGATCTTTTGAAATGATAGACAAGTCGGACGCTATAATTATTTTTGTTATCGGTATGTTTTCGGGGGTGGCGCTATTGGCAGCGTTTAACCTGATATATGGTTTCGTCAAAGATGAGATTGTTGACATTTTGAGCAGGGCAAAAAAGAAAACACAATGACCATACAGGAATCGCTTAACCACCTGCTTAACCTCGCAATAAAAGGTGAACCGTCGTACCACAATGGTTATGCGTGGGCCGAAGAATATTCGGAAGAACTGAAAGCCTACTTCGGTGGGGTGAACCTAAAGAAGTACACCAAACGTTTTGCCCGCCGGGAAAGCGAAGACCTTTTTAAACAGTCTTTGGAAATAACCGCACCCATTCAGGCAAGTTTAGGGGCAATGCTGGAAACGCCATTTGCTAAAGTGGAAAGGTCGAATTACATCAAAGAGGTAACCCTTCCGGGCGACGAAAAAGGTGAAAAAGCGAAGAAGTTTGAAACAGAGTTTTTGAATAAGTTCGGAACAAAAGGGCTTTTCCCGTATACTTTCGAGAGACTTAGATATTGGAATATTTACGACCCCAACTGTTTTGTGGTGGTGGAGTTTAAGGACTTCGACAACGCAAAAACAAACGCAAAAACGTATCCTTTTGAGGTAACGAGTGACATGGCGATTGATTTTAAATACGATCAAGCCGACCTGCTCTACCTCTGCGTTCTTCAAATGAAGCCCAAAGAGATAACCGGCGGCACAAAAGATTATAAAAGGCTGACCATATACCAACCCCTGCAAACGGTCGTGCTTGAACAGTTGTCAGATTTAGAATTTGAAGCACTGAAAAGTAATTACCCGCCGAAAGATCAACCATTTGGCCCGAATGTTAAGAACGGCGACTTGGTAATGTACGGAAACGACGTGTACCAGGCGATTATTCCAAAACCGCACAAGCACGAAAAAACACCCGCAGCAAGGGTAGGGTACATTGACAACCCGATAGACAACGGCGCGACGAAACTTTCTATTTTTCACGCTGCACTTCCGTATGCTAAGAAGTTGCTGAAAATAAATAGAGAAATTGACCTAACTACTGCTTTGGTTGCACACCCTATTCCTTTTCGTTTTCGTGACCCGTGCGATCAATTAGGGTGTAAGGGTGGCACATTGGGCGATGGCAATGAGTGTGGCGTGTGCGAAGGCACAGGATTTAAAGTTCGACCTACCACAGTGGCGGAAGAACTTGAGTTTCTTTTGCCCGACGACACAGATAATATGTTTGACCCTCAAAAGTTGATGGGCTACATTCACTTCCCACCCGAAGCCGCCGAATTTCTTGTCTCTCAATTTGACAAGAACATGGAAGCCGCGCCAAAGGCTGTATTTAATTCGGAATTAACTACTAAGTCAGAAACAGCCCAAACAGCCCGCTTTCATTCAAGAGCCGAGCAAGGGGTTAACGACGCTTTATGGCCCTACTCAAAGCACATTTCGTCTGTGTGTGAATATCTGTCTATTTGTATCGCCGAACTGACGGGAAACACAGGGGGTGTAGGCAGACCCATCATACCGGCTAATCTTCGATTTGAGAATCTTTTTGATTTGTTTGACGAACTGACAGCAGCCCGCGAAGCCGGGGCCGGAAATTCAGCAACCGCCGAAATCCAAAAAAGAATCATGGCGGTACAGTTGAAAGACAACCCGGAAGCGCTTAAACGTTGGTACATAGACGACTACTTTGATCCATTTCGGGGAATGACTGAGGCGCAAGTACTCACGGCGATTAACAGCGCTTTCGTGCCTGAAAACGACAAGATATTCTACATCAACAGGTCTAATATAATGTCGGATATTTTGCAGGAAACGCCCAATTTTTATTCTTTGGAGACTAAAAAGCAAAGAGAAAAGATACTGGCAAAGGTTGAAGCGATTAAAGCGGCGTTGCCGGTTCCGAATCTAAATTTCAATACTGAAACACAATGACTCCCGCGCAACTAATCGAAAAACTATCCAAACAGGCGGAAGAAATTACCGCCGCGATAGACAAACGGCAAACGTCTTTAGGGGTAAGTATTGCAAGTGCTGAAAGGGAATTATTTTCGAGGTTGTTGGAAGAAATCACAAGCGAACTGACCTTTAAAAAAGGTGTAATCGAAAACAGTGTAGGCAATTACCTTGTTTTAATCCGGTTAGACCGCGCTTTTGACAATTGGGTGAATGAGGTAA